ACCGAGAGCGGTGACGTTGCCGCCGAGGATCAACTTCTCCTCTTCGACCATGACGGCCGCGAGGAGGTTGGCGGTGGCTTCGGCGCGCAGGTCCATGAAGCCCTGGGCCGTGTCCTGGGCGTCGTAGGTCACGAAGTCGTCCAGACCGAACGACTTGAATGACTGCGTCCGGTCGCGCTCGCTGGACTGGATGACCTGGTTGCGGATACCATCGGCGACCCCGGCCTTGAGGCCGGCGGTGTTGATGGCCGTGATGGCTCGCCACCAGACCGCGGTGGCGCCGTTCGGGGCACCGTGTCGGCTCATCCAGTTGCGGATCGGGGAAAGGACGGGGAAGAGGTTCTTGGCCGGGGACTCGAGCAGCAGACCGACCGCACCCGTGGCGATCGACCAGCCCTGAGTCGTGGCCTTGGCGAGGACGTCCGGATCGCCCGGAACGCCCCGGCCGGACGAGAGAGCCGCTGCCACCGCGTCGATGGTCTTCTGGCTCACGTCCGGGCCGGTGGGGAGAGGACTGTTCGGCATCGAAGGTTTACTCCCGCGGTAGGGAGGACCCGACCCCTAGAGCAACCGCATTCCTCTAGGGCGGGTGTTGGACGATTAGCGACCTTGCTGCATCCCCGCGATCTCGGAGGTGGCAGAGGCCTTCCCGAGCGCCTCGCGCTCGATGGAACCCTTGGGGTACCGATCGGCAGCCTTGCTGAGGATCGCTGCCTCAGTCTGGTCCGTATCGGAACCGCCGCGGGCGGGAGCGACCAGAGGACCGCCGCCGGCCGGCATCTTCTCGACCTTTGCGAGACGTCCCCCTAGATCCGTGAGGATGTCCGCCTTTACCGAGGTGAGCTGCTTTGCGAGCGGTGCGCTGATCTCGTTGTTGATGCGTTCCATGAGGGCATCGAAGACGGCGCCGTTGTCGGCCTTTGCCATCGTCGCGCCCGGTGCGACTGCCGGGGCGAGCCCGTTGGCCGCTCCGACGTTGGCCGCTACGGACGGATCGAGAGCCGTCCCGGTCGCGGCCTTTGCCATGCACTTCTGCGACCCGAGCGCAACCGCCGAGTCGTGGATGCTGTCGATGATGCCGGAGTCGCCGCGGCTATTCCGGGCGCCGACCTTGGCGAGGGACTTGCCCTTTCGAGCGGCACGCTGGATCGTCTTGGCGAGCTTCGCCATCTTGATCGTCTTGCGAGCTGCGCGGGCGGACTTGCGGAGTTCCTTCGTCTGGGCCTTGCGCTGGGCCTTCGCCAGAGCGTCTCCGTCTGAGTCGTCGTCCGCCCCGTCGTCTGTGGTGGCATCGACATCCGGGTCGACCGGCTTCTTGGCCTTGGCGTCGAGCGCGGCGTGGGCCTCGCCGAGGATGCCCGCGACTCCGGCGGGAGCGTGGGCGGTGCCGACCGCGTCGATGGCGCCGTGCGCGGCGTCGATGTTGAGCTTGCCCTTCTTCGCGAGCTTAGCGGCGCGCTTCTGGAGCTTCGCCGTGGCGATCTGCGTCTTGGCGAGTTTGTTGGCCTTGCGTAGGGCCTTCTTGTCCGGAACGGTGGGTTCGGCCGCCACGGGGGCGACCTTGGCGGCTTCTGCCATCTGAGGTTCCTTTCGCTTGGAGAGGTTGGACGATGGGGCGTTGAGGATAACTTCGCCTGCGAAGAGCGGCGTGAGTTGAGTGCCCGGCCCGTCGCCGATGAACACGTCGGGCGGGCCGTCGGAGAGCAGGGAGGCCGCGGCCTCGTCGGCAGACTGCGCGCTCTTGGCGAGGACGAGCATGTCTCGGTCCGTCTTCGCGAGCAGCGCATCGGGATTGGCCGGCCGGTCCGCGAGCGACAGTTCGTCGACGACGGCCTTGACGATGTGCCGGACCTTGCCCATCGCCGTCTGTACCCACGGGCCGACCCACTTCTTGCCGCCCCAACTGACGCCGGTGTAGTGGCCGTCGCGGACCTTCTGGATGGCGACCGGATCGGTCACGTGGATGGTGGCGTCGATCTTGCGGAGCTCGTCGTCGAAGGTGACCTCGGGGACGCCGCCCTTCTCTCCGCCCTTGTGCATCTCGCGGAGCTCGGCGCTCTTCGCCATGAAGTCACGGATGGCGTCGCGCATCGGCTCGAAGTCGGCGATCTCTCGCTCGGCGTCGGGTGCCTCGGAGGTCGTCGTCGTCTTGATGAGGATCGAGCCGTCCGGCAGATCGACGATCCCTGAGACGGGAGCCCAGAACTCACCCGGAGCACTGGCGGCGCGAACCGTCTCGGTCATCTTGGCGAGGTTGCGCTCGCGGTGGGTACTCATCCCTCTGCCTCGCTGTAGCTGTCGTCATGGGGGCGCAGCTCCTCCGCCGTTGGGACGTGGCCCAAGAAGGTCCAGCTAGTGGGAACCTCGCTGCTATAGGTGTCCGCGCCGAACTCCGGAGTGACGACCGTCCCGGAGATCGGGTGGACCCTGGGCGTATTCATCACCTTTCGGACGGAGGCCACGAGCTCTGCCGTCTCCTCTCGCTCCCTGAGCGCGACTGCGACCTGTGCTCGGACGGCATGGAGGATGTCCTTGCGGATACCGGCGCGGAGTTGGCGGACTTGCTTCTCTAGCGCGGCGATGCGTGCGCGGTCGCCGGATCGCTTGGTCTTACTCATCCTGGGTCACCTCGCTCGTATCGGGTAGATCGGTCAGCGCCGTCTCCGGCGGTTGGTCGGGAGTATCGGGCGGATCGTCGCCGCGGTCTACGCCGCGCTCGCGCGCTTCGTCGGTCGAGATAGCGGAGGCGGATCGCCCACAGTTACTCACCACGAACCCGTCGCTGCAATAGAGGCTAGTAACGGTGGCACAATCGAAGGCGGCGCCGACGTAGGACAGCCGTTCCACCGACGCCACGGTGAGGAGAACGAGATGGGCGAATTCGCTGACAGTCTCATGTCCGACCCCGGTTTCGCCACCCGGGCGGCTATTCCGCTCACTCCCATCAGAACTCCGCTGCTCGATAGGCTCCGAACTGAGGCTGCCCACGAAGCGCGACGCGGTAGCCACGACGGACCGGTGGAGCGCGAGCGCCGCGTCCTTGCTCGGTTCCGGAGTCAGATCGGGATTGGTCCTCGGGAGGAACAGTTCGCTGCGCTGCTCCTCGACGCAGGCATTCCATTCTGGCAGCAGTTCCCGTGTGGTCTGTATAACCTCGACTTCGCCCTGGCAGAATGCCCCATCGCCGTGGAGATCGTCGCCGGTGCAGGGAACGACCGAGTACGAGCCAACCGAGCGGAGCGCCTCGACTACGTTCTCGACCGCTGGAATGTGTTGGAGGTCCGCTACTCGACCGGGCCGAATAGACAGCCCATCTCCGCGGAGGTCGTAGACGAGCTGATCGCCTTCCGCAAGAGCCTCAGCGCGCGTCATCCCGTGGCTCGTCAGCATCGGGTGATTAGGCCCGATGGTCGTTACGCGTCCATCCGTCGTCCGAACCCGAATGGCCGGACCGTCATAGGCAGCTCGCCGGAACTCAAGAACGCCACCATAACTGGCGAACGCTGACCCGGCGAACACGGCGTTGGGGTGTGCCGAGGGGTCGGCCTCGTACTCGTCGACCGACCAAACCTGGCCGTCGGCGTCAGAGCACTCCTCGTCGAAGTCGGTCCCGTCGCTGATCTCGACATACTCCACCCCAGTGTCGCGGAAGCCCGCAACGTCTCCATTGGCGGCGGCGATACTCGTCTCGGTTCGAGCGATCATCTCGGCGCGGTAGTCGGAGAAGTCCGCGAAGTTAGCCGTAATGGCGGAGGCGAGGTCATCGAGGCTGGCGTCGGGGTTTGCCATCGTGTCGGAGACGAGGGCGTTGATCGTGTCGCGCGTGGTGGCGTCGATGTTCGTGATGAGTTGGCCGGCGTACGGCAGAGCCCATTCCGAGGCGCGATCGAGAGCGACGGCGAAGTCCTCGACTGGGTCGGCCTTCGTGACGGCGATGAAGCCATACGCGCTGATCTGCGCGAGGAGTTTGGCCGTGGGTGCGGTCATGGTGCCGATGTCACCCCAGTCGCCGATCACGGGTACGTCTCCCAGCGAGCCGGCGACGGCCTTGCCCTGCTGACGGAACCAGACGGCCCAGACCTGGGAGAGCTGGTCGCGGGCTTCCTGTTGCCCTGGGGTAAAGGGCGCTCGGGTTCACCCAGCGGATCCGCTTTGGCGAAGACGAGCTTGAGGGCAGCGGGAGTCGTGACCTCCGTGAGGTCGTCCGCGATACGGCGGGCGAGGCCCATCGGGATGTGCTCCGAGACGAAGGCGACCGAGGCGTTCTTACCCATCCGTAGCGCCTTGGCGGACTTGCGCTCCCACTTCGCGAGGTCTACGCTGGCGGCATCCGCCGGGGCAGTTTGGTACGAAGCGTCGCGGAGTTGCTCTCCTAGGACACTCTGCGCAAGCCATTGACCCGGCGGAACTGTCTTCTCTAGGGCCCCTTCCTCGGGCTGGTACTTCGGGTCCTGCATCGCTTCGATGGCGGCATGGACGGAGTCGGCATCCGCAGGGTCGACTGCGCCGATGTAGGCCGGCAGCTTCTTGACACCCGTGGCGACCGCGGCCTCGTATCGCTTGTTGCCGTTGGCGACGTGGAGCGAGTCGTCTCCGGGGAACTCGAGGAGCACGAGCGGATCGACGGGCACGTCGGCCTGCATCGAGAGCTCGATGGCATTGACGATCTGCGGGCTCTTACCGTCGCCGCCCTCGCTCTCCATGTCCTTGACCTTGACGCCGGCGTCATAGCGCCACGTCAGTTGCGGCACCCAGGTCGTGAGCTTGGGCGGGTACTGATGGGAGAGGTCGGCCAGCACGACCGCGACGAACTCGTCCTGAGAGAGGTCGGCCTTCTTGGCGAGGTCATGCGGTGCGCCCGGCGAGTCGGCGGTTGCGACGCCAGGCTCGGCCGATGGAGCAGGGGGAGGAGGGGGAGAACCTGTCCCGTCGGCGAGCGCAGGCTTGGCACCGGCCGGAGTGAGGGCCGGAGGGGTACCAGGCGGAGGAGTCGGAGGAGCCTTGAGGAAGTCCGCGACGAGCATCGGCTGGCCCTGCGCCGTCATGATCGTATTGCCGAGGCCCGGGCCTTCCGTGTCGTAACGGTGCTCCGCGATCCAGTCCGGCGAGATCGCACCGACAGAGACGGCGAACTTGTCCATCTCTGACTGCGCCGCCATGTCCTCGGCCGGCTTCATGTCCGTGAAGACGAACTCCAGCTCGGGGGAGAAGTACGTCGCGATGATGCGATCGAGGACCGACCACTTGAAGTGGTTGGCGAGCGAGACGTCTCGCTCCTGTGATGCGACCGACTGCGTGCCTGCGGCTGTCTTGCCACCGCCTAGACCTCCGGAGGGACCGCGGACGAAGCCCATCTCGATCGGGCTCTGGCCGTAGGCCGCGCAGCCGATGTGCAGCAGGAACTCCTCGTAGACGTCGGAAGCTTCGGGGTTGATCCGCTCGACGCCGGAGTTGGGTCCGCCCGGGATCGGCATCATCCGCGAGCGAGCCACGTCGTTGCCGGCGAACATCTGGTTGGTGGCGGCGAGGAAGTCGAGGCCCTGCTGCGTCGTCCAACTCTCAGGGAACTTGACGAAGGCCGCGGGGATCGTGCCCTCGGTGAAGAGCGAGAGGTCGATCGACTGACGTCGGAGCGCGCGGTTGATCGAGAGGATGATCCACTCGGCCGGCGGGTGCCCGTAGGGGCCCTGTCCGCGGAGCCAGCGCGGCTGCCAGATGATCTCGTCGCTGCCGTACCACGTCCAGTTCATGCCCTTGATGACCTGGCAGTACGCGGGGGCGCAGCCACAGACGGAGCAGAATATCCCGCTGGAGAGCGCGCCCTGCCAGTCGTGGGTGTGCGGCTCGGTATCCGGAGGAACTTGGGGCCTGCGGCCCCAGAGGTCGATGACGGGGCGGATCGTCTGGCCGTCGGGGATCTCGGCCGCGTACAGCCCGCCGCCCTTGTTGCGGTGCAGGTAGACCGTCGCGGAGTCGCCCTTCCAGAGGTCGTCCATCCACTTCGACACCCACGAGGACCAGGGGTTTTGCTGGTCCGGCGTCATGAAGAAGCCCGTGGTCTCGGCAATCAACTCGCTGAACTTGGCCTTGCGTGCGAGGGTGTCCTTGCGGCTGTGGCCTTCGACGGCACGCGGCTGGATGATCCAGGGATGCTTCACGAAGTCGTCGATGCGCTTCTCGATGCACAGGCCCGCCACGTCCCAGTTGTTCGCCAGCGCATAGAGCGTCGGATAGTCGAACGTCTCGTACGAGCGCGGCCGGATGCCGATGTTGTAGCCGGGCGTGTAGTCCTGCCAGCGCGGGAAGAGCTCCTCGGGATGAGCCGGGCCGATCGGTACGCCAGGACCGAGCGAGGTGATGGCACTCGGCCCACCGAAGACCGTAGCCAACCCGGAGAGGTCCTGCGTCTGGCGAGCGACGGCGGAGTAGGGATCGGCCTTCATCATCGAGCGCATGGCCGAGAGCGGGACGTACAGCTCGGGCTTGTTCTCGCTCATGCCGCCACCTTGTCTGTGTGTTCACCTGGATGGCCGTGATAGAGAGTGCAGCGGACGGAGGCGTTGTCTACTCGCACCTGAACCGGACACTGAGCGCGAGGGTCGAGACGCACAGTCGGCCCTTGCGGCGCGGATGGCATGACAACCTCGGCAACAGGAGCTACCGGTGCCATCATCGCGCGGTACATCCCCAGGATGCCTGGCTCGCCGAGCATGAGCTCCGTCAGGGCCCAGACCATCGCGTCGAGCCGGTCGGGCGACTTCGCATCTTCCTCAGGCGCCCACGTACAGAGCTCGTCCTCCAGCATGGGCAGCGGCTCGACGTGGGTCACGCGACCCTGCTCGTACAACTGACTAATCGGCTCGGCTCTCGTTCGCTTGCCCCTGCTGGCGGTGATACCTCGGACCGCGACCGCGACGGGCTCGCCAGCACGGCGTCGCCGTTCTAGCTCGTTCTCCAGGACGAGCTTGCACATGTCCCCGCCGTTGTTCGTCTCCACGATGATGGCATCGGCACCTGTCTCGGCCGCTAGGTCTACCGCCTTGCGCGCCCATTCGTCCGGGGTGTAGCGGCCGGACCTGTCGGCCAGGACGTAGCCACGCCGGTCCGTTCCCTTGCCGGCGGCGATGATGCCGGTGAGGTCGCTTGACTTCTCACTAGTAACTGCGGGGTCGATACCGACCACCACACGGACCAGGGCCGGCGCCGCGCCGTAGAGGAAGTACGGGCGGTGCCAAAGAGCGCCCGCGACATCGTCGATGATCTCGCCCTCAAGCTCCTGGCGCCCGCGTTGAGTGCCGCCCCACTGAGCGTACAACTCTGCGACATAGGGGGCATCGAGATTGGCGACGTTGTCGATGGTGCGCAGCAGCGTCTTGTACACGCCGTCGTCGGCCATGAGGGCCTTGACGAGCGGATGGCCGGCCTTCGGCGTGCCGGTAGCGATGATCCTCGCGGGGGCGAGGCGGACGGCGTAGCGAATTGACTCATTCCACGCCAGGTCCCACTTGCGCCAGAGTCCTACCTCGTCCGCCCACAGGCCACGAAGGTTCTTGCCCTGGACCGTAGGCGCGCCATCGTCCGCGCTGTCGCCATAGATGATGCTGCCGTTGCGCAGCCGGAGGACCGAGCCGGTGATGTTGTAGCTCTCCACGAGCTTGCTCGCGCCGCGCTTGATCTCTCCGAGGTTGGTCCCCAGGACGCGGATGAGACCGGAGCGCGGTCCTTCTATGCAGACGGACTGGCAGGCTGGGCCAGTCGGGGCCACCACGGCGTACTCGCCTGGTTCCGCCTGTGCCATCTCGGCGAGGACTTGGGCGCCAACCCACGTCTTACCGCTACCTCGCCCACCCCTGACGTACCAGGTGCGCCATTCCTCAGGAGGCAGTTGACCGGCGTGGGCGATCTCTCGCCAGGGCCTGTCTCCGAGACTCGCCAAGACTTCGCGCAACAGCGGCTCAGGCAGAGCCTTGACCCGCTCTAGAGCCGTGGCGTAGTCAGTCATCATGCGGGCTGAGCTGCTTTCGCGGCGATGGCGTCCGCGAGCACCTCGCGCAGCGCCTCACGTTCGTGGTCGTTCATGCCTTCGGTGACGGTCTCGACGCGAGCGGTAGCGCCGCCCGTGAGAAGCTGCATCGCGGCAGTGGCCTTCTCAGCGGCGAAAATAGCGTCGCGTGGCTCGAACGTGCCAGCCTGGAGCCCCTCGGCTACCTTGCGCCAGGCCAGGCGAGCGACGAGAGTGACCTCTTCGGCCATGCTCTCACGCGCCTTAGTCCGGAACTCTGCAAACTCTGGATTATCCATCCATGAGTGAATGGTCGAGAGGGGAATGCCTGTCTGCTCAGCCGTGGCCTGTTGACCGACCATGTCGGCAGCGAGAACGGCCGACAGCTTCTCAGCCTTAGTGTGCCGGGCGTACTTGCGCTTGGGGATCTCGGGTGCGTTCGCCGTCAAGAGTTGCCTCTGTTCGCGGGAATGGCAGACAGAGGGTACACCATCGAGGCAAGGACGAGAAGGCGGAGGCTACGGATCACTAGCCTCCGCCGGCCGAGGTGGGAGCTTGTTGGAGCTTTGATCCCTCAGTGGCCGGAAGCTCGCCGGTCATCCCGGGTCATGGCAGCCGACCGATGTTCGCTCTAGACGCTCACGTGTTGGTCGTCAACAACGAAAACGGCCCGAGCCATCCTTTCGGGGACCCGGGCCGTTTCCTATTCAGTTGTCCGGCTCTACTCGGCTGTTACCCCGATGTGGTCGGTTAGCTTAGGCCGGCCCAGACCGACGTCAGGCCGGCGGTAGTTGCTCCGATGGTGCCCGGCATGGCTCCGGAGGTGTAGGCCGTGGCGTTGATACCCGCCACGATCGGAGCGGCCGCGTTGAGCGTACCGTCCAGCCTGATCGGCATGCCTTTGAGGGTGGGAACGGTGGTCGCCACGATGCCGGCGGCAACGTAGTACAGACCGGAGGTCGTGATGGTGAACGGGCCACCCGTGAGGGCGAGAGTCTTCATTGTGTTCGCGCCCCACGCCCCAGTCGTCTGGTCGGCCGAGGAGCCAATCAGGGTCGGAGCCGTGGCCGAGTAGTTGTACAGCCCGAAGGCGTAGGCGGTCGGGAGGTTGGCGGCGGTTGTGGCGGACCAGAACGTGATGTTCGTGACCACCGTGCCGCCGGGGATGTAGATGAGGTGGACGTAGATCTGCCCGGTCGTGGCGATGACGCTGTTGGTTTCCGGGCACATCTGGCGCGGGAAGGTCTCCGCCTTGAAGCCGGTCATGCCGTAGAACGGCGCACCGTTGACCGTGGCGTGCAGGTCGACGAGGTCCTGGTTCGTCACGCCTGAGTTGTGCAGGACGTTGAGCTCGGCCGCCGTCATGGTCGTAGCCACTTCGGCGCCCGACGCTCCGATCTTGAGACCGCCGACGGGCAGACCCAGGATGTCGAGGTTCTTGGACGTTCCCAGGACGGCGGCCTTAGAGGCGACCGACGTGCCCGGGACAGAGTTGTGGAGGTAGTTGAGTTCCGTGGGGGTGGCGGTGATCCCGCCGGACAGGACCAGGCCGGTATTCGTTCCGACGAAAGCCGCCGTAGCATCCACGACGGCCGCGCCGGAAGCATGACCCGCGGCGACCGTGCCGAAGGCTGCCCGAGAGACGAGGATGCTCGTGTTGCCCTGAGACAGCACGAGCATCGCCTCGCTATCGACGAAGAGAGGACCTGGCCCCGGGTTGGCGGCGACCGGCAGGACGCACTCGCCGATCCCGATGGTTGCGGTGAGGACGGTGTCTGGCATTAGCTCAGCCCCGCCCACCAGCTCTTGGTGGTTGCACCTGCGGCGACGGGAACGATGGTGGCCGGAAGGGCGCCGGAGGCGTAGGCCGTGCTTGAGACGCCGTTGAGGGACGGCGCGGTGCCGGCCAACGTTCCGTCGACAGCACGGGCGACGCCCTTGAGGGTCGGGACGGTCGTGGCGACCGAGCCGATGGCGACGTAGTAGAGCCCGGAGTTGGCGACGGTGTACGGCGTCACCATCGCGAACTTGTAGAGGGTCTGAGCGGTCATCGCGGTCGTGAGCTGATCGGCGCTTGAGCAGCACAGGTTGCCGAGGAGGTCGTAGAGCCCGATGGCGAAGTTGAGCGGGACGCCAGCTGCGCCAGCCGAGGTACAGACCGAGATATTGCTGACGACCTGCCCGGCGGAGAGCCACACGGCCTGGCAGCCGATGTGAGTCGACGTGCAGACTACCGTGGCGGTCTCGGGGATCTGCTCTCGGGGGAGTGTCTCGGCGATATAGCCGGACGGTCCGAGGGTTTGCACGATGGGATAGGGGGCGAGGGGCTGAACGATCGCGCCGGAGGCGTGACCCTGAGCCTGGGAGTTGGCCTGACCCCGAAGGACCTGCCAGAACGTGAGGCCGCCCCCGATGACGGTTACGACCTCGGTGTCGAGCATGGCGTTGAAAGGAACGACCCAGGGGCCAGGGATGTTGCCGTTGACGGGGAGGAAGCCCTCGTCGTAACCGATTGCAGCGGTGAGTGCTACAGCCATCTCATCCTCCTAGCTGACCGCAGCCCAGAAGCCGCCGACCATCTGAGCGCCCGCTGCCATCGGAGTGTAGGGACCCGTGAGGGGACCCGAGACGTAGGCGACGGTCGAGACGCCGAAGACAGGAGGAGTGGTGCCGTAGAGGATGCCGTTTGTCAGGGCAGTCTGACCCTTGAGGGTTGGCTGGCCGCCCGAGGTCATGCCCCAAGCGATGTAGTACGCGCCCGTCGTCGGGACGACGTAGGGCGTGGTCATGGCGAACTTGAAGAGCGTGTTGGCCGCCATCGCGGTCGAGGTCTGGTCGGCCGAGGTAGCGAGCACGGTGCCGGTGAGGGAGCAGAGGCCGATCGCGGCATGGGTCGGAGTAGTCGCGAGCGTGGTCGCGGTGCAGATCGAGATGTTCGTGACCACCGTTCCCGCTCGGAGGAAGATCAGCTGCAGCGCGACCTGGCCGGTCGTACTGACGATGTTGTTCGTCTCGGTGCAGACGTTCCGCGGGATGGTCTCTGCCAGGGTTCCGGTGGGGCCCCAGACCGCGTTGGTCGGGACGATGGCGAACGGGCCGACGACCGCGCCGCTAGCGTGGGCCGCCGGGGCCGAACCTTGCTGGGCTCGGACTACCGACCAGCCAGTCGGGCCGGCCGAGAGGACCTGCATGAGCTCCTGGTCAACGATGACCAAACATGGCGCACGCCAGGGCAACGGCAAGTCGCCCGACGTTGGAAGGACGCCGTCGTTCCACCCGATCGGCGCAGTCAAAGTGATTGCCACGGCAATCTCCTACTCCCGGTACCTTCACCGGCCAGAAGATCGGGAAGCAGGACTTTTGCTCCCTCGCGCCTCACAGGGTACACCCTAGAGGAAGGCCCCGGAACCTCAGCCCCTTATCCCCCAGAAGCCAGGCGGACTCGGAGTGTCAAAACGCGGCGGGTTATCTTCCTGCCAGATAGCCTCGGACTCCTCATCAGCTTGGCGCCGACAGGTAGGACACAGCAGACCCTCGTGATGAACTGGCTCGCCACAGCCAGCACATAAGTTCGGCACCCGGAACTCCGCCGGAATGTGCCGCCAGGAGTGATGACAGTCGCGACCGTCGCAGCTCATGAGAGGCCTCCTATGTCAGCCCGAGGGGCGGCTTGTCGGTGATTGTCACCGCGACTGCGAGAGCGGACCAGACGTCGGCGCTGATCCCATACAACGGGCCTGGCGACTTCTTGAGGCCGATGGCCGGTTGCTCGGGGGTAGCAAAGCGGTCTATCAGGGCTTGTCGGATCGAGGGATCGTTCGCCCTCATCGAGTGGCAGAGGTGCATCTTGATCGCCGCCCGGGTTGGGCGGTACAGCGGAAGAGGACGAGATGCCTCGGCGAACTGGCCCGACCAAAACACCGTCTCGAAGACCTCGGCGCCGACGGGCATCCCGTAGCTCGCGACCTTCTCAATGGCGATGGCCTGGCAGTTGGCGAAGACGCCACGTCGGATCTCGGCGATGAGGGCGTCGTTCGCGTTGATCCCAAACCCCTCGACCTTGTACGTGTCGTCCCACGTGAGCCAGGCCGATCGAGTCGGGCCGGGATCGATGGCGAGGAGTCTCATGGCGTCCGCAGCTTCGCGGCCAGGGCACGGAGGGCGGCGGCGGGCGTGGCGCCGGAACCTGCGGCCACGCGGTCGGTCGCAGAGCGGAGTATCGCAGCGTAGCGGTACTCGTCGCCAGCGGACGGATCGTAGTCGAGACTGAAAGCCTCTCCTTCCGGCAGCGCCGCCTCAGCCTCGGCCCATGCCACCCCCAACTGCGCCGCTCTGGCGATCTCTAGGACGGGGATGAACTCGGCGGCAGCCTTCGGGGTTACCGTCCCCGTGAGGATGCCGATGAGGTAGTCGAGGTATTCGCTCGTGATCTTGATCGGCTCGGGTGGAGCCGGCTGCGGTTCGATTGTCATCGGTTGGCCTCTCTCACTAGAACGGCGTCGACGCGCCGCTGTTCGATCGCGAGCCACTCCCGGAGGATCCGCGCCTCGGTGTCGGCGTGGCTCGTATGACCTTGAAACTCCTGAATGGCGACGGCGAGCGGCTCGATCACGCTCGCCGGTAGGAGGATCCCCGCCTTCTCTGGATACAAGCCGTTGTCGGGGACCGTGAGCCAGGTCCCATCCCCGAGTAGGACCGCGCCACGTTCGTCCATCGCGAGCAAGCGTATCAGGCCCCCGTCGGGGCCGGGCCACCCGACGCGCTGGATAAAAGCCCTGGGGCTTCTCATGTCGTCACCTTTCGGTTGGGAGTGGAGAGGTCATTTGCCTGGAACCTGGCTCAGGATGTCCTTGAGGGCGTACCACTGCGGGTTCAGTAGGACGGGCAGGTCGATGAGCAACCAGACAAGGAGACCCACGAGCCAGACTCCGCCCGCCACCACGAAGTAGCCCCACCTTATAAGCGCGGCTGGAATCAGATCGTCGGCCCTGTACTGGTCGTGCTTGTCAAGGTACGTCTGCAAAACCTCATCCTGGTGTCTGGCCAACGCCCGAACGGGGATAGCCGCGAACAGGAAGACCACTCCGAGGATAATAACCACCGCCAAGTAGGTAAGGGCCACGATGATCTGGTTTCGAACCGCCATGTCGAAGACCTGCTGACCCGCAGGTGTCAACTTGGTCGCCAGGTCGTTGAGAAATTGCTCCAACTCTGCTGCTGTCATGTCGTCACCTTTCGGTAGGGTGGCCCGGCAGGAGGAGGATGCCGCCGGGCCTGCCTTTCAGGCTAGTCGGCCAGGTCAATCCGGACACGGTGGGACTGCGTGACGTCGAAGGACACGGAGCGTTCGGCGACGGGCTGCTGAGTGATGCGGAACCGGCCAATACGC